TCTTGCAGACCTATACTGTTGAATTTAATATCCGACATGGTGACATCAGTACCACTGATAGAAAACAGAGCGTCAATGATGTCGAGGTCACTATTTAGGCTCGTACCCCATGTATTAGTTGCTGCCCCTACTTCAGGCTTCGTTAAACCTAAATTAGTTGTTGTTGTATCTGCCATTTTATCCTAGTACCCTTGATCGCATTCGTAATGACGATCCTGTGTGCATCTCACGTTCTCCTTGCAATTTCAATTCTTCTAGAGCTTTGCTCAGTCTAGCACTCCACATAGGCATACGCTCATCATTCTTTAAGTATGGCTCTGCTTCGACCAACGTCCCAAACAAATAAATATCTGGATGGTTGGTCAACAGCCAATTCGTTGTAGCTGAATCACTCAATGCAGGAATCTTTGTGTAGTAGACAATCGAAGATGTATAGGTCTGATCTGGTGACCGAAGTAATTCTATCTGGTTCGTGCTACCACCTATAACAGTGAAATACTGTGGACGGCCCGTACTAGTTGAGCTACGCATTTCTGCTATCTCTTCTGGCGTGAGATATTGTAGCGTAATCTGTGGGTTTACATCCACAACAATTCTAATGACCTCTAATGTGTCTGTAGGTAAATTGACATATCGGCTATCAAGTGAATAAGAGTCATTCTTGGTTATCATTCGATGATTACGAATCGTGCGATTAAATGTAGACTCAGCAAGGTCAATGAACTCAGGTACACGAGCCGTTAAATCAGTTCGATCTAGCCAATTCGCTGTTGCTGTTTGTAGCTCTGCATAGGTTGATATTGCCATTAGATTCTACCTGGCCTCGTTCTGAATACTCTATTGTCGGGATCATTCAGCCACTTCTTGATTACTCTTTGATCCTTAAAGTTATTCGATATTTTTGCTAGTTCGTGATAGATGCTCAGAGGGATAGAGGCGATGTGATGCTGATCGCCCTTCCAATTCGCACGTTCATCCACTTGATTGAACTGACCCTTGTTGGCCTCGACTATAGCACCGACATCCTGCACAGTTTCTAGTCCGTACTGGTCCGTAGCTTCGTCATAGTGAAACCACTGCGTTGTTTTTGTGTCTGGATCATAATCCAATATTCTTTTCATTTGTTCCTGCCTATTAGGGTGAGGGCTAATGCCCCCACCCCTTTAGGGTTAAGGTTTGGTTAAGCTGCCGATGTAATTCCAGCAACTACGCCATGAGCAGCTTCGTTGTTAACTTGAAGCCCCCACTCAGTTAGTGCCATACGCTTGTCGGCATCACCAGTCTTGGCCAATGCTTCAATGCTGTATGGACGGAGTGTAGCGATCTTGACCTCATCAGGATCAACCAAGAAAGCCCAATCGTTCATCAGTGAGCCAGCACCTTCGTCTTCCACTGTCGTGAAGAATCGGTTTGGCACTACTGATAGATTACCAAAGTCGCTGACATAAATATCAGCTGCTCCGATGATTACGGACGGCTCTGCACCATCCACGTTGTAACGGCTGGAAGCGATTCCTGAGAATCCACTCACAACAGTTTTGTTGTAAGGTCCAACCATCAGCATCGAAGGCTCACCACCACTCTCAAAACATTCCTGCATAGTGGTTTTCAACATAGCCTCAGTAAACGCAGTAGGCGTACCAAAGCTCTTCCACACCTGTGTTGCTCCAGTAGGAGTCGAACCCGTATAGGACGGCTTCGTCACGTTGGTGGAAGTTTCGTTGGTCTTCAGCCAACCAGGAAAGCCAGCAGTCTCTCTGGCAGTTCCTGACGATCCAGCTACAGCACCATTATTCTCCAATGCTGCTTTTTCCACATTTCTTTTTAATTCTTTTGCTGCTTTTGCTGCTTGATAACCCACCTCAGAAGCACGACCAGCTTTCAGAACTGTTTGTTCAGTCGCAGAGATTATGAAATCTCTCATGTTGATTTGACAATAATTGCCCAATCGTACAGTTGCTGTCACTGCCGTAAACCCTGCTTCGCCCACATCGTTACCTTCAATCACAGGGGTACTGGAAGCTGTAGCCAAAGAATCAGTCTGCCATTCAAAGTAGGTATTATCAGCATCTCTGGTTCCAATATTACTCTGGAATGGAGTTTGAG